CGTCTCTTTTCTGCTGCGCCAGTAGATTATTTAATTCTTTGTAGAATGTATTTTGGTGCTTTTATAGCTTGGAAAAATGAGAATCGTATCCGTAATTCATGCTGTGTAGGTGTTAATGCTTTTTCTGAAGAGTGGGATGTCTTAGCTCAGCGTCTGTGTATACACGCTGATCCTGGTGACCAGGCATTTGGCGCTGGTGACTATTCAGGTTTCGATGCTAGTGAAGTTCCTGAGATACATTATGCCATTTTACATCTTATTAATAAGTGGTATGATGACGAACATGGGAAAATACGTGAGATTTTATGGTTAGATCTCGTGTGTTCAAATCACGTTATAGGAAATCAAGTTTATGGATGGGTTGCATCACTTCCAAGTGGACACCCTTTAACACCTATTGTAAATGATATATACAACATTTATTGTTTTAAGTATTGTTTTTATCGAGTTATGGGAAATGATTATATGGCTATCATTGATTTTGAAAATTATATAATTTTAGAAGTTTATGGTGACGATAATTTGTTCTCTGTTGTAGCTGACTTACGCGATAAGTTCAATGAGGCAACTATAGCGCCTTATATGGCTGAACTCGGTCTTAAGTATACTAGTGAAACTAAAGATGGTGTTAATGCACAATTACGTACGTTGTGGGATGTTAGTTTTCTACAAAGGAAATTTTATAAACATCCGATTCTCAACCGTATTGTAGCTCCACTAAATCTTGATACCATCAAAGAAATGGTTCTATGGACTAAGAGAGTTAGTAACCACCAGGTTATAACTCATGATACAGTACAGACGGCCTTGATGGAATTATCATTACATGAAAAAAATGTTTTTGATGAATGGTCTGCAAAATTGATTAACTGTTATTTTAAATATTATAGTTTACCTCTTGAGCATACCAATTATCTCACTCTGTTGTATAAAGCAGCAGATCATATTTCTTTCTATTAAATTTTACAACGTCCTATCATGACTATAAACTGATTATACCCGGTTTGGCCAGCCATTAATTGGCCACCCCGTCCTGCATGACATAAAACTGCAACCGACGATCGTTCACATATATACAAATCTCTGTGCACTAAAATGTGTGAAATGCGTCGAAATATACCCCCGGTTTATTCAAGCTTACTGCCAGGGTGGGGGGAGAGCAGCCCTCTCGCTATCCCCAATTTAGATTGGGCACCCAGGACAACGGAGTACGGTACCAAGGTCGAAGTCGCCTTGAATACTTAAAGAATTGGCTTGCTGCTACTGATGAGGCTCCCGCAAGCCTACAACAAATCGCGGACTCTAACACTTTCTTAGAAAGTGATACTCCCAGTCATGTTATCAATGATCAACAGGCTGATAATACTACAAAGTTTGTATCTGAGAGTTCAGGTATGACAGCATCCATCATTAAACCTATTCATATGACCAAGGAGTTACTTGGTTCTGCTAAAGCATCTGAGAAAGATTTAAAAGCTTTCTTAGCTAACCCTGTTTTAGTTTTGAATAATACATTTCATAATACTGATACTGGTGCTACAGCTCCTATATTAGATATTGATTCCCAACTTACTTTGAATCCAATTTGGCAAGTTAAATTGTATGGATTTTTAGGTGTTAGGGCCACTGCTGTAATTAGATTACAAGTTAATACTAATAGATATCAGCAAGGTAGATATATATTAGCTTGGATTCCATCTGGTGGAGCTACATCTACGTTTAATGGAGCTTACAACTTATCACGACGTATTTTTGATAAGTGTTCAGTAACTCAACTTCCTCATGTGGAAATTGATTTAGCCACTCAAACTGAATGCGTTTTGAAAGTTCCATATTTGACAACATATACCCATTATCCACTTAATTCCACAGTTGCTAGTAATGGTTCACGTGGTAGTTTTGTGATTTATCCTTATTCCCCTGTTGAATTGTCTGGTGTTGTTAATGTTCCTTACAAGGTTTATATGTCTTGGGAGGACGTTGACTTTGCTGCACCTGTTGTTCCTCAAATGGCTGATTTTGAGTTAGTACCTACTCCAGGACAAGTTTATCAAAGCATTTTTGATAATATTAAGACTAAGGTTTCCACAGCAATTGAAGAAGAAAGAGAGAGTACTGGAGCTGGTCCTTTGACATCACGTTTACGTGTTGCTGCAAAAGGATCATCTTGGGTTGAACGTAATGTTCCTCTCTTAAGTGAATTAGCTAAACCTGTGACTTGGGCACTGAGTATTGGTTCTGGTGTTGCTAGTTTCTTTGGTTGGTCTAATCCTGTTGACATATCCAGAGTTCACAGAGCTTTACAAACTTGGATGCCATTTGCGTTAAATTGTGATGCTGTTGATGAATCAATGCCAC